GCGGATACTATAGAACGTACGACCAAAATGCCCTTGCTGCAATTGCTAAAGCAAATGCAAATAGAAACACTGTTGGTCCTGCTGTTAGTCGAGGAGCTAGACCATCAAGCACTGGTCTGCCGTCCCCTCTTGAGGCTCAACTCATTGCAGCCAACAATAAAAAAACTGATACTAAAGGTAAAGGTGGCAAGAAAGATAACAAAGAAAAACCTGTATCTATGCCCCCTAATGAACCGCCTACTGACTTTGAATTTAACTTACCACCTCATGCGTGGAGCCTACCAGTAAGGCCAAGCACTGTAGTTGGAACAGAGTTTACAAACGGCGCATTAACTAATGAGACCATCCATAGAGAAAGACGTGGGCTAATTTGGCACTGGGATGCAGGTGAACTCATTTCTTCAACAGATGCTGAAGGCGCCACCTCAACCGCTGCAGATGAGCAGGAGAAGTTTGATAAAACTAATAAAAGCAAGCTTGGAGCTAACTCAGTAAACAATTATCGATGGGGTTTTCAGTTTCTGTGGAACCCAGAAAACATTTCAACTAGCATTGAAAGAAACATGTCCGTTACACCGTCTTCTGCTGACAGGTTTCGTTCAGTTGCTGGTGCTTTTCCAGGGCAAGAAAGCTATACCTTTACACTTACCTTAGACAGGGTAAATGACTTTGCTTGTATTAAAAACTTTTTGCCGCCAAAAAAGAATCCAGATACTGGGAAAACAGAGTTTCAAGCTGACTTAATAGATTTTTACAAACACGGCTATGGCACAGTTAGTGAATCTCAAATGCGAACTAAGATATCTAACCTTGCTAAATACGGTACTATGGCTGACCTTGAGTACCTGTTTAAAGCGTTAAACGGAAATGGTAAGGGGTCTAACCCAGATAAACCAGGCGCTACTTGGTCAACCCTATTAAAGAAACCTACTGCAAATATTGGATTCTTATCGCCATCTCTTTTGGCATTTAGGTTTGGACCAGACGCAACTACATCGTTGTCTTTTGTTGGTTGGATTGTTAACCTTGGCATTAATCACACCATGTTTACTGAAGATATGATTCCTATTAGAACAACTGTTTCCTTTTCTTGTTCAGCATTTGCTGGCTCTACAATCGCTTAGGAGTAACCATGACTATATATGCAGGCTCTAGATACGAATACTCTTTAGTAGACTTCTTTTCTGTACGAGTTGGGGAGTCTGAAAACCCTACTGTATTTTATGACTTCCCAGACCTTGGGTCACTGCAGTATTTCTCCCACGTGTTTACACAAGGAGAACGTCTAGACCAGATAGCTTTTAAATATTATAAGAGACCAGGTATGTGGTGGTACATAATGGACCACAACCCAGAAATATCTGACCCACTAAACATCCCTGCGGGAACTATTCTTAGGATACCAAGTGCGTAGACCTATTTCTATTAACTTTCCAGATGCTCAAGGAGAGCAGCCTTTATATATTTACAAGGCTGTTCTATACCAAAAAGTATACGAGCATGAGATGCTTGTTATTACATACAAAGATTGGAACCCTGCGTTCTCATATATAAAGCCTGGAACCCCAGTTGAAGGAAGACTACAAGGAACAACAAGCAGTAGAAACTTTAATGGCTACGTACACCATATACAGCCAAATGTTACTCCTGGTCAAAACTATACGGATGTTATCTGTATTGGTGGCTCTTTCCCTATGAAACAGGCATCTCAAAAAGTATACAGAAGCCACACAGCTGACCAAGTAGTAAAGTCTATTACAACAAAGCATGGTTTAAATTTTTTGGGAGTTCCGCATCCAAGAGTATTTGACCAAATATCTCAGGCTGGTTATACAGGATGGCAAACAGCAGTAAGGTTAGCAAAGCAAATTGGGTACACACTTCGTGCGGAAAATACTGAGGTTTACTTTGAACCTATACTAAATGACTATCAGAAATACAGGCTTCAATCACCTAAGTTTGTAATGCGAGACCTATCAAATCCTAAAGGTTCTACCATATACTCTTTTAGTCCAATTATTGGTGAATCTATTGACTGGGATGGGGATGCTAAAGCTGCGGTTGCTGTATCAGGCGTTGACCGATTTGCTAAAGTGCCGATGACACAGACTAAGCAAAAAAGAAATCCAAAGACTAGAAACGTATCTCAAGAAGAGTTTTTTGATAGGTTTGCTACTTTAGTTGTTAGCCCAAACGCAGAGATAGCTAAGTATGAGGCAGATGCGGCAGAGGCAAGGACATCATTTCCTTATAGAGGAATCGCGGTAGTTCTTGGGGACCCTTCAATAAGACCTAACATGCCTATATATCTTCAAGGAGTGGGGTCTACTTACTCTGGGTATTGGACAACTTTAAGTACAGAGCACACAATCGTAGAAACAGAAAGAAACGTGTTTACTTATACAACTACGGTAAACGTTGGCTCTGACGCCGTTGGTGGTGCTAATAGGTGGTCTGACGGAAGCCTTATTGAAGCGCCACCAGATACCCCTGCTCGTTTTATTTCTCCAGGGGTTACTCAAACTAAAAAACTTCCAAGAAGCAAGTTGGTTGCTAGCAACGTAAAAACTAGCAATAGAAAAATTGGTAGCTTTGGAAAAATTGATAATCGAAAGAAGACAACTTCCAAAGTAAAAACGCCAGCTATTTGGCGTGCAGCAAGTCCTACCCCTAGAATTCCCCCTGCTCCTAAAGTGAGTAAACCAAAAACAGTAACCAATAGGTTACGAGCAAAGGCAGGCAGGTAATGGACGATAAAAAGTTTTATGGTATCTATGCTGCAATAGTTATGGATATTGACGACCCTGAAAAAGATAATAGAATTCGTGTACAGGTGCCTCAACTATTTGGGGAAGAGTCCACTGATTGGGCTAGAGGTTGCCTACCAGTTACAGCAAACGCCGACCATCCAGACCATAAACAGCATCTAGCTGCTGAAGTTGCGGCGTTGCTAAACGCACACGCAGACCATTCTGTGTCTGTGTCAGGCACCTCTGGACCAGCCACAGTCAGCACCTTTGGTTCCCATACCCACACCTTTAGCGCTACTCAAACCCTAACTCACACCAATAACCACACAGGCAACAGCTTAACTATTGACCATGAGCACGTTGACACAGTGGACGCTGATAAAAAGTGGAATGACGACCAAGAGCAAACGATTGCCAGTACAGCAGAGCATACACCGCATAGACTAGTACCTAAGCTAGGTCAGAAGGTCTGGGTTATGTTTGAGGGTGGAGACCCTAATTTTCCAGTATGGATGGGAGTTGAGCTATGACAGAAAGAGCTATCTCTTTACCTTTTGCTTTTAATTCCCTGGGTGAAATTTCGTACACAACAGACGAAAAAAAGATTGTTCAAGACAGGGTTACAATTGCCATAATGACACGCTTTGGGGAAAGGGTTATGCGCCCTAACTTCGGTAGCACGGTTCATAGGGCTTTGTTTGAAAACATAGATGGAGCTATAGATATAATTAACTCTGCTGTAACAACCTGTTTTGCAACATGGTTAACGGAGCTAGAGTTAATAAGCACCGACTCTACAGTAAATGAATCTGATGGTTCTATTGAAGTAAGTGTTGAGTACAAAAGAGGATTAGTGGCAGAAAGCCAGACCATAAGAGTAAAGAACGCTCTTTTATCTAGGTCTGGGGAAGTTATTAGAGAGGTATAACGATGGCAGATAACTACGTACCGCAGGTAGACTATACCTCTAGAGACTACGTGTCTTTAAGAGAAGAGCTTGTAGAGCTTATTCCATACTTTGCCCCTAAGTGGACCAACCGCGACCCAGCGGATTTTGGCATGGTATTGCTAGAGTTGTTTGCCTATATTGGAGACCAGCTTAACTACTACATCGACCGTTCAATTAATGAGTCGTTTATTACAACCGCTAGCCAGCGTGATAACGTACTAAAACTTGCACGTCTTTTAGGATATCAACCAGTAGACTCAACAGCCTCGACTGTCCTACTCAGTTTCTCTAACGCTACCCTCAATCCAATTACAGTACCCGCTAGAACACAGGTAGCAACAAGCGTCACAACCAGCGGTGAGACTGTACAGATTGTCTTTGAGACTGACGAAGCGGTTATTGTTCCAGCTAAAGTGGGTACAACTAACGGTTCTGCAACTGTTACTGCTACGCAAGGAGAATCACGCGGCTACAACATTGACTTAGATAACGGAAGAATTGGGGTTTCAGACGGTACTCCTAATCAAGTTTATCAAATTCCAGACAGTCCTATAATTAACAATAGTATTGAACTATACGTATCTGGAGTTAAATACACGCAAGTTCCTTACCTTATTGATTACCAAGGGTACGAACCAGTGTTCACGTCTATTACAAATAGTGATAATGAAACCTTTGTGCAGTTTGGCGATAACATCAGCGGTCGTATTCCTAATAACGGTGCTGAGATTTTTGCGTCCTACAGAGTGGGCGGCGGGTCCATTGGAAACGTAGCTGTAGGAACTATCAAATTTATTGTAACTAATGAAGTTGCGGGATTGTCTGTAGTTAACCAGAACGTTGGGCCAATTTCTGGCGCAGCCTCTGGTGGAGCTGACCCAGAGTCTACAGACTCTATTCGAATCAACGCACCTAAAAGCATTAGAGCTTTAAACAGAGCTGTATCCCTATCTGATTACTCTGCTCTAGCTGTTCAAGTTCCAGGTGTTGCAAAAGCTATTTCTGTAGCGGACGTGTACAGCAGTGTCACAATATTCCTTGCTCCGTTTGGAGACTCAGGGCTTCAATCCGATGGAATAACTGCATCTACTGTATTTAATAATTTAGCTGACGAAGTTATTGCGTACTTTGTGGATAAGATTCCTCCTGGAACATCTTTAACCCTACAGCCACCTACATATACAGATGTAAGACTAAAGCTTGATATTGTTATTTTGCCTCAATATAGAAGCTCGCAGGTAACTGCAAATATTAACTCTGTTCTTAAAGCTCTGTTTGATTTTGATAACGTCTCATTTAACGACTTAATCTCACCAGCAGATGTGTATGGAGTGTTGGGAGAGGTAGAGGGTATATCAAGAGTAATTTTGTCTAAGATGATTAGAAAAGATGAAGATAAATTATTCTCTATTAATAATAAAGTTTTAACATCAAATGTTGCAACCCTTACTACATCTGTTACTCATAACCTATTTGTAGGAGATACAGTACTAGTATCTGGTGTGGGAACTCCGTTTGACGGTACAGCTGTGGTAACAGCTATAACAAATAACACTTTCTCATACGCCCTGGTTAGTACAGCCGTAAACTCAGCTGCTGTTTCTCCAGTAGGAAAGGTACAACTTTTGGCTGTAAGAGACATCATTTGCGCTGCTAGAGAGCTACCACAGCTAGAAGCAACAAGAATTGCAGGAGTAACAACTATTGTAGGACTAGACCTAACTACATCTGGAGGAATTAGTTAATGGCACGGTATGGTCTTGATTACTATAGCGCCTCTAGTTTTCCGTTAAGTTACTACGGTAGTGATAACCCGCTTAATTATGACGCGTCTCCCGTAACCGCTTTGTCCACGGGTTACTCACAAATAACTATCAAATGGGTAACTCCTGTAGGTGAGTGGGTAAAGTTAAACCTAGTACGAAGCCCTTTCGGTTTTCCCGTAAACGTAACTGACGGAGACGTAGCTTTTGAAACAACTAGGCGAGCCGACCCACAGGTATACACAGACATTCTTGGAAACAAGAATGAAACCAAAACCTACTTTTACTCTATATTTGTTTACGACTCTGTTCAATTGACATGGGTTTTAGCTGGAAGAGTTGCTGGGTTGTCCGTAAAAAATTACGGAGCTGGAGAGCTTCTGTACAACTACATGCCTCAAATTCACAAAATTACTACTCCAAACATCCCATCGGAACCACAAGATAACGAAGACCTTAGGTCTTTTTTATCTTTATTTGGGTTTGCATTTGATAGAACTCGTGCGTTTGTTGACCTTATCTCTGACCGTTACAACTTTGAAAGAGTAACTGGTGAAACTATCCCTCTTATCTTAAACCAAATTGGAATAGAAAATGAACCAGAGATTGGGTTTCAGCAGTCCCGTATTCTGGTAAGAGACTCTTTGCAACTAACAAAAGAAAAAGGCTCTGCCCAAGGTGTAAGAGAGTACATTAAAGCCTTTACTGGATGGCCTTGCCCATCACCGATAGACGGAACTCCTAACCCAACTGTTGAAGGCTTACAGATTAGCCATAACTTAATGTTAGATTATAACGACTCTTCTTTTGAAGAAGGTATTGGAAACTGGGCAACTCCAGACAACACTGCTTCCTTAAGTCAACTTGGCATTAAAGAAGTTACAAGATATCAGGTAAACAATAACAACTTAAGAATGATTGTTGGAAACCACGGCTATAAAATTGGTGACAAGATAACAGTAAGTGGTTTTAAGGTTCCTGGATATAATTTTAGTACTCCTGTTGCTATTACAGGAACAGACCCACTTTCATATATTGAAATTCTTGTAAGTAGTCCAGATGTGGCATCAGTGTCTGCACTTAATGACTTGTCACGAGAGTACCCAAAAATTACCCCTTCTCCAACTCCGTACTTTGAAGCAACAACTCCCGCACTCTATCCTAATAAACAAAACGGAATTTTGTCTGTTGCAAACAACACATCAAGCCCACAAGTGGTTGTAGCATCTTGCGGAACAGCCTCGCCCGTCACACTAGGTATTCCAATTACATCTGGTGATACCTATACGTTTAGTATTTACAGCGCAGCTCTGTCAACTACTAGAAGCTTTACGGCGGGTATTAGTTGGTATGACCGTTTTGGAATCTTTATGGCAACTACTACAGGTAACCCTCAAACAAACTCTGCAGGTTCATTATCCACACGAGCAACAGTAACTGCTGCAGGCCCTTGTAATATTACTCTAAATCCGTTCTTTGCTACCGCAGGTAGTAACTATGCAGATGGTGTTTATACAAACGTGCCATTGACTAGGGTTAGTGGCAAGGCGTTTACTATTGCACCAAGAGCAAATATTGCTATCTCTGGTGGCTCAGTTTCCTCTGTGTCTATTACTAACGGTGGTAAAGGCTCTGATACGACCACAGTATTCTCATTTGACAGAGCATCTATTGGTAGCGCAACTGGTTCTGGATTTGTAGCCACTGTTAACCGTGTACAAGAGTCGTATTATGCAGCGCCTACAATTGCAGTATCAAACGTAGCTAACGCCGCAAGTGGGGAGAGACACTACTTTGACGGAGCTCAGTTTGAAAAAGCTGGGGCTGTTACAGATTTTGATGAGGCTCGTCAAGTACACGTAACCCTAAAAGCAACACGAATTAATGAAGTAAAAAATCCAACCTTCAGTAGTGCAAACAGCTTTGCTCCGTGGGGTTTTACAAACGGGACGGCTACAGCCAGCTCTTCTCAGTCAGACCCAATTGCAGACCAACTAACAGTAGTCGGCTATCAACAATCAGTCGGTACAGCAACAATAACGTTAGATACAGTACACTCCTATAAGATTAACGATGTTGTTCTAATTTCAGGACTTCCGTCGCCATACTCAGGGGTAAAAACTGTAACAAACGTCAGCGATTTTACTGTTGACTACGCGGTAACTCCTAATGCAACAGTCTCATTTACAAATGCTACTGGAACTATTGCAAAAACTGGAAACGCCTGTGTCGTAAGAAAGACAGCAGTAGGTAACACAGAGGTTCTTGCCGCAGCAACCTCAGTAAATTATATGGACATTCACTACCCATCTACTTTCTATGCATTTAGCGTATACGTACGAAGAATTACAGGAACTGCAGCTCCAACTGTTAGACCAGTAATCTATTGGTATGACTCAAACAAAGTTGCTATATCAAGCAACCTAGCAGACTTGGTAACCGTAAGTAGTCAAAATAGTTGGGTGCGAGTAACAACTTCCTCTATAGCACCTGATAATGCGGCTTACGCAAACGTGTCTTTGATATGGACAAACGGCGCAGCTAATGACGAAATCGCTATAGATAATGCTCTGTTTGAAAATAGCCCGTTTGCTCTACAGTACTTTGATGGAAGCCAAGGATTTGGTTCTACAGCTGAGCTATTTTGGGAAGGCGGAACCCCTAACCTTGCCCGTAGCCACTACTATAAAAACCGTGTAGCCATCTCTGACCGCCTTGCAAAGGGTGCCTTAGACGGGTGGCTAACAAGCGGGTCTACCTAC